ATGGAGTTGTCAGGAACAACAGCAGCAACTACTGCAACTTTTAGAATTATGGGTTTCTCAAGCGACCCAGACAACAGCACAACAGGTTCAGCTAACGTAAATGTGATTGTTAAATTTAACGAGCATTTCTATATCGATCCAACAGGAGTATAAATAATGGCAATTAATAGAGCACAATTAGCGAAAGAATTAGAGCCAGGTTTAAACGCCTTATTTGGTATGGAATATGCCCGATATGAGGCCGAGCATCTCGAGATTTATGAAACTGAATCTTCAGATAGAGCTTTTGAAGAAGAAACACTAATCGTTGGGTTTGGTAACGCCCAAGTAAAAGCTGAAGGTAGTGGAGTCAGATTTGACAACGCTAACGAAGGTTATACTTCACGTTACACTCACGAAACAGTGGCTCTTGCTTTTGCTCTAACAGAAGAAGCTATTGAAGACAATCTTTATGATAGACTTGGAGCAAGATATACCAAAGCCCTAGCAAGATCTATGGCAAATACAAAGCAAATCAAAGCTGCTTCAGTATTAAACAACGCGTTTAGTACAACAGGTGGTGATGGTAAAACTTTGATTGCAACAGATCATCCGCTTGGAGGTGGAGGTTCACTAGCGAATAGAGCCACAACTATGGCGGACTTAAACGAAACTTCTCTTGAAGATGCATTAATTGGTATCTCTACATTTACAGATGATAGAGGTCTTAATATTGCATTAAGAGGAATGAAGCTTATTGTCCCACCACAGTTAGTCTTTGTTGCAGATAGACTACTCAACAGCCCAGGTAGAGTTGGTACTTCAGATAACGATATTAACGCTATCGCGAATATCAACAGCATGCTTCCTGAAGGCTATGTAGTCAATCATTACCTAACTGATACAGATGCATACTTCATCAAAACTGACTGTCCAGATGGATTTAAGTATTTTGAAAGAAGTCCTATGCAAACTGCATTAGAAGGTGACTTTGACACAGGCAATATGAGATACAAAGCTAGAGAAAGATACTCTTTCGGTTACTCAAACTTTAGAGCCGTATACGGTTCTCAAGGAGCTTAAGGAACGGTTTATTGTAGCGTTTCTCACTCAACTACAATTCTTAAGGGAGCTTCGGCTCCCTTTTTTTATGTTGATTGATTTGAACTTGGGGTG